GCACCTGCAGTTCGGCCAAGACGGCGACGTCAGCGTCCAGATCCGTTGCCCCGGCGCGGGGCTGTGGCGCGGGGCCAGGATCTCCTCGGCCCGGCTTTTTCTCAAGGCTTACGAGGCGCGCAGCGGCGACCTCACGGTGCGCGTCTACGGCGTGGCCGAGGACGACAGCGCGCAGATCACGTCCGTTCCGGAGTGGGACGCCAAGCCCAAGACCGGCGCTTACGTGGACTGGGCGCTGCCCGGGTTCGCCCTGGGGGAGTGGTACCAGTCCCCGGACATCTCGGCCATCATCCAGGAGATCGTGGACCGCCCCGGGTATGACGGCGGCGCGATCCACCTGCTCATCGACACCGTGTCCGCCTCCAGCTACAGGCTCGCCTATAGCTGGGACGGCGTGTTCTTCCCCTACATCGAAGTGGAGATCGCCATGAGCCCTATTTTGACAAAACGCTGCATCGTGGCCGCGGCCGTGGAGAGCACCCCCGGCACCGCCGAGTCCCTGGCGGACGCCAACGCCTTTTTGGCGGGCAACGCCAAGTTCACCCCGGAGATCGCCATGACCGCGCGCCCGGCGGTTTCCGCGTCCCTGTCCCCCTTCCCCAGCGTGGCGGGCGCGCGCCAGGGCAAGCTCTCCTTCGAGGTGGAGCTCAAGGGCTCCGGCGCGGCCGGCACGGCCCCGGAGTTCGGCGTGGTGCTCCAGGGATGCGGCCTGGCGGAAACCGTCAACGCGGGCACGTCCGTGGTGTACCAGCCCGCGTCGTCCGGCCTGTCCACCCTCACCCTGGGCGTGTACCAGGACGGCAAGCGCTACCTCATGGCGGGCGCCATGGGCACGGTGAAGCTGGACGCCAAGGCCGGCGAGCCGGCAAAGCTCTCCTTCGAGTTCACGGGCACGGCCATCGAGGATTCCGACACGGCCCTGTTGTCGCCGTCTTACGACACCACCACGCCGCCGCCGTTTCTTTCCGCTTCCCTGGCGCTGGATTCGTACAGCGCCATTGTGGAGAGCCTGGGCATCGACCTGGGCAACACCGTGGCTTTGCGGCCCAGCGCCAACGCGGCCCAGGGCTATGTCGCCGCCCACGTCACCGGCCGGGAGCCCAAGCTCACCATCAACCCGGAGGATGTCCTGGTTGCGGTCAAGGACTGGTGGGACCTGTGGGAATCCGGCGCCACCGCCGCCTTCACCGCCACCGTGGGTTCGGATGCGGGCAACATCTGCACCATCACCGCCCCGGCCGTGCAGATCCAGAGCATGAGCCCCGAGGACCGCGACGGCATCCAGGTCCAGAACATGGAATGCGCCCTGTTCCGCTCCTCCGGCGACGACGAACTGGTGCTCACCTTCACCTAAGCGGGAGGCTTACGACATGGCCCAGGCCGAGTACAGCAACATCACCGTGGACTACCGGGGACTCACCCGGGGAGAGATCAAGGCCCTGTGGGGGCAGGACATCCATCCGGAAAAGATACTTGGCGAGGCAGACCCAGCGGAACGCGACCGCAAAATGGAGGCCGTGATCTCTGCCGTCTGCGCCGCGGACCTGGCTCAGCTCACCCCTGGAGAGATGCTGGACCTCTTCGAGCGGGTCTGCGAGGCCACCTACCTGCCCCCGGAGCGGGAAAAAAACTTCGGGGCGCCGCAGAGCTCTGGGTCGCCGGAGACCTCTGGGACTGCGGCGCCTGCCGGGAAAAAGGCCTCCAGGCGCAAAGGCGCTGCCCGGAAATCGTAGGCGTAGAGGATGCGCCCCTGTACAGGGGGCGCGGCGGGGACAAGGTCGTCACCACCTGCCCCGTGGCCGCAATAGACCGGCCGGACGCCATCCGGGCCATCAACAAGTGGGCCTGGATGGAAAACGGCTTCCTGCCCCGGGCAGGGGGCGTCGATGACCAGCTGGAGATGGACATCGCCGAGATCGAAATTGTAGCCGCGGCCTATGCCGCATACCAGAGAAGCCAACGCTGATGGCCACCCGAAACAAAGTCGAAATCCTGATCGACGCGAACGCAACCCGCGCGCGGAACCAGATCAACGCCTTTGGCCGCGACCTGACGGGGACGTTTTCCAGGGTCAAGTCCAGCGTATCGAGCCTGCAGGGAAAGGTGGCGATGCTCGCAGGTGGCGCGGGGCTGGGCATGCTGGGCAAAAGCTTCCTCGACGCCGCCCGCACGTCCGAGAACCTCCAAACCAGGCTGGAGGTGCTTACCGGGTCCACGCAGGAAGGGGCCCGGATGTTCCAGCTCATGAGCCAGTACGCCTCCCGCGTCCCCTTCCAATACCGCGACATCATGGAGGCCTCGGCCACCCTGTCCGGCGTGCTGGAGGGCAACGTGGACCAGGTCAACGCCTGGATGCCGCTCATCGGCGACCTGGCCGCGGCCACCGGGCTTACCATCCAGCAGACCACGGAGCAGGTCAACCGCATGCTGTCCGCCGGGGCGGCCAGCGCGGACCTGTTCCGCGAACGGGGCGTCCTGGCCATGCTGGGCTTCCAGAGCGGGGTCAGCTATTCGGCTGAGGAGACCAGCCGCAGGTTGATCGACGCCTGGAAGGACCCGGAAAGCCGGTTCCGAGGTGCCACCCAAAAGATGGCCACGGATTTCGACGGCACCGTTTCCATGATCCAGGACAAATGGTTCCAGCTTCGTAACAAGGTCATGCAGGCGGGGGTCTTCGACGCCATTAAGGAGGAGCTTGCCGAATTCGACGAGAAATTCGGGGAGTGGCTGGAGCGAAACGACGAGCTGATCGCCCAGAAGGTGCCCGAATATATCGACAAGATCAAAAGCGGCCTGGAGGCAACCTGGGCATTTATTTCCGAAAACAAAGAGATCATCGAGTTCGGCATCGTGGGCATGGCCATCTGGGGCAAAAGAGGCGCCGTGTTGGCTGCCGGTGCGGTGACCGCGGCTAAAGCCCTCGCCGAGGCCCATGCCGGGCCCATCAGCGTCCATGAACGGGAGCAGGAGGCCATCAAGGCCAAGAGGCGTGAGATCGCGCTCCTGGCGATGGGCGTGAACAAGCTGAAGTCGGAGGCTCAAAACGCTGAGATATATGGCCAGGGAGGCGGGCTCATAGGCAAGCTGTTTGGCAAGCGCAAGGATTATGACGCTTTGGTCGCTGCCGCCGAGGCCAAGCTGTCGCGAGCCCTCCAGCAGCTTTCCATCTTGGAAAAATCTGCAGGCATGCCGGCCGGCCCCGGCGCGGAGACGCCCACCACTAGCGCGGAGACGCCCGCTACTGCCGCACCGACGCCCACCCCGAGGATCGACACTGCCGCCTCCGAGGCCAAGGCGCAAAAGGAGGCGGAGATATGGCTCAACCAGCAAGCGGCCTACGCCGAGCACCAGCAGGCCCTGGCGGACATGGAAAAGGAGCGCCTGGAAACGCAGGAGGAGCTCCGCGCCAGCGTCACCGACCGCATCAACCAGCTCACCCTCTCCGAGTGGGACTATAAGCGCTGGGCCCTGGAGCAGGAAACCGAGGCCATGCGCGCCAAGGCCGAGGGGGACATGGAGCTGGAACAGCAGATTGCGGACTACAAGCTGGCAAGGCTGCAGGAGATCGAGGAGGCCGAGGCCGCCGCCGCGGAGGCCAAAAAAAAGCGCGTTGCGGCGGTGGTGCAGGCTGAGGCGGACCAAAGGGCTGCAGCCAGACGGCAGGAGCGCCAGCTCTTCTTGCAGCGGCTGCAGGACGTAGCACAGTACAGCGAAGCGGCATTTAGGGTATCTCAGGCTGCAGCAGTGGCCAATACGGTCGTGTCCACATATGAAGCAGCTCAAGATGCCTATAAAGCCATGGCGGGCATCCCCGTCGTCGGTCCGGCCCTCGGCGCGGCCGCCGCCGCGGCGGCTATCGCCGCCGGCATGGCCCGGGTCGCCGCCATCAAGGAGCAGAAGCCCGCTCAGTACGCCGAGGGCGGGCTCGTCAGCCAGCCCACGCTGGCGTGGGTGGGCGAGGCGGGCCCCGAGGCCGTGATCCCCCTTTCTTCCGACCGCCGGGACAGGGCCCTGGAACTCCTGGCCCAGATCGCGCCCCGGTTTTTGGGGGCAGGGGGCCGCTCGGGCGGCGGCTCCGTCACCGTCAACGTGGAGTTCACCGGCCCGGTGCACCTTTCCGGCGACCAGGAGCAGATCAAAAACGCCATCGGCTACGCCATTGCGGACGCCGTGCGGGGGGCGATGTAAGCCATGAGCATTATCATCGCGGACACCTCCGGCTCGACCCTCTACACCGTGCCCGCGGCCTGGGATCTGCTGGACTGGCAGGACGGCAATTTCTCCGCAGCATCCAAGATCGCCGGCCGCTTCGGCCAGGACGGCGGCGCGGAGCTGTCCGACAAGGCCGTCAAACCCGTCAGGTTGCCCGTGGAGCTGGCCTACCACGCCGCCGACGCGGCGGCCCTCAAGGCCGCCCGGGACGCCCTGGTGGCGGCGCTGAGAAACGACGGCGACCCGTACCGCATCAGCTTCGAGAGCGGCTACTACTACAACGTGGAGCACCTGCTCAAGTGGGATCAGGAGCGCTACGCCCGGGGCCTGCACTACCGCTCCATCAAAATCAAATTCACCCTGAGCCTGCTGGAGCCGTACATGTACGCGGACACGGGCGACAGCGACGGGCCGACCACCATAACCACCTCTCCCCAGGACATCACCTACACCAACAACGGCACGGCCTGGTCCTGGCTCAAGATCACCTGGGAGCCCTCCTCCACGGGCGACATCACCATCGCAAACGTCACCGACGGCTCCCAGCTCCTCGCCTACCAGGACCCGGCGGCCGCCTCCGGGGACACGGTGGTGATCGATCCCACCGGCATGGGCACCGTGGAGCGCGACGGCACAAACACCATCCGCTATTTCTCCGGCGCGTTTCTGCGGGCGCTCCCCGGCGCGAACACGATCCGCGTCACGGGCGCAACGGGCGGCGGCATCACCCTGGAAAGCGCCAAGAGGTACCTGTAGATGGCCACGTGGAAATCCACAGCCTGGGGGGTTGCGCGCTGGGTGGCCAGGCGCTGGGCGGAGCAGGCCGACCTGGCCTCCGAGCCGGACTACGCCCTGGGGGGATTTTCCCTGGGGGCGTACATCTACGACCCGCACACCGCGCAGAAAAAAGCCGTGTACGGCCTGACCGCGGGATCCCCCCTGGTTTCCGCGGAGTGGGAGCATCTGGAGACCGGCTGCGGCGCGTTCTCCCTGGTAATCTCCGCCCGGCCGGACGAGCTGGCCATCGAGCGCGGAGACAGGGTGGATCTCCACCTGCTCGGCGACCCCAACCCCTGGTTTTCCGGCAAGGTCCACGAGCTGCCAGCCGTCAAGACCGGCGAGGGCGTCTACAAGTTCCGGGGCCACGGGTATTTCGCGGACCTGGAGCACGTCCTGGTCACGGAGGACTACAGCGCGCAGTCCATCAACGACGTCATCCAGGATTTGATCGCATCTTACCTGGGCGTGGAGATCGGCTGGCGCTCCGACAGCCTGGAGACCATCGGCTACACGGTGACCGGGGCCAGCTTCGACAGGACGACCCTCAAGGACGCCCTGACCCGCCTGGCCGAGCTGGCCGGGCTCTACAGCGTGCGCGTCACCGAGGACCGCCTCCTGGAGATCGAGCCCGCGCCCACCAGGCCCACCGCCGGGTGGGCGAACAAAGAAAGCCTGTGGGTGGGGCACCACGCCGAGAGCCTGGAGCTTTCCGAGGACGCGGACAACGTGGCCAACGTGCTGCACGTCAAGGCCGGGCGGGTATCGTCCAAGTCCAACTTCCTGGCCGACGCCATCAAAAGCCTGGATTCCATCGCTTTTTTCGGCGAGCGCCACGCGGAGGCGTCCTGCCCGGAGCTGGACAACGACACGGACGCCGCGGCCTGGGCGGAGCAGCAGCTGGAGGAGCGGGCCTGGCCGCAAATCAAGGGCAAATGCAAGGGCGTGCGCATCGTGGGCCGGATGACCTCGAGGGAAGACCAGTTGAAAGCCGACCGCTACATCCGCGTCAGCCTGTCCCGCTCCGGCCTGGCCGCGCCGTACTACGAGCCGTTGAACGGCCGGTTCCGGTGGGCGAGCAACTACTACGCGGACCTCTACGGCGCGAACTGGCTGAAAACCGAGTTCACCTGCCGCAAGTCCGGACTCCTGGGCCGCGTGGCCTTCATGATAAAGCGCGTGGGCAGCCCCGGCGCGCTCCAGGTCCGGGTGCTCTCCGGGGCCACGGTGGTAAAAACCCTCTCCGTGGCCGAGGCGGACATCCAGGACTGGCAGGCGTGGGTGTTCGTGGATTGCGGCTCCGACCAGCTGGTGGAAAGAGGCGCCGTTTACGCCCTGGAGCTTTCGGCCGCCAGCGGCGACAGCTCCAACCTCTACCAGGTGCTGTACTCCACCTACGACGCGCCCTACAGCGGGGCGTATTACTCCAGCCCGGACAGCGGCGCGAACTGGGGTGAGGACACGGGCCGCGGCATCGCGTTCCGCGCCTGGCTGGGGCACGAGGACGAGTACTCGTTGCAGATCAAGCGCGCCGCCTACAAGGCCGCCGCTGACGGCGGCCTCACCGTGGACCTGGACCTGGGCGGCATCGAGCGCCCCCTGGAGGACGCCTACATGCGCCTGCTCAGAGAACAGCGCCAGGAGAGGCTCCTGGCCCGCGCGAACCTGGAAGCACTGAGCTAGACTGAGATAGGGCGGCCCGGGCCCCGTTGAACGGGACGGGAGAGACGGACGGTGGGGGCGGTCCCCCGGGCCGCCCCTATATAACAAGGAGGGCACATGCTCACCCTGCAGAGAAACGACCGCATAGACCCGTTTACCGGCGTCAGGACGGGCTCGGAGATCACCGACGAGGTGCATGCCATCCCCGGGTCCGGCACCTACCGCATCCGTCTGTTCGAGGACCCGGACCCGGACTACACCCACCCCACCTCGGGCACGGCCCTGTATGTGCGCACCGTGGGAGGCACCGCGTTTACTCAGGTTTCGTCGGCCCCGGGGCTGAACGAGTTCCGCGTGGACCTCACCTACGGCACCGCTCTCGTGGAGTTCAACAGCGGCAACGCGGGCGAGGTCGTCTATGTGTGCTACCGCGGCCTGGGTGCACCGGCCGCCGCCGAGGTGCCCAACACCCTCCAGCTCCTCCAGCCGGCCTCCGCCTATTTCGGCGGCGACGGGTCCGACGGCGACCTCACGCTTTCCGGGAACACGAACTTAAGCGAATCTCCGGCGGGCTCCGGCGTGGCGTTCAAGCAGTACGACAACCTGGATTTGAGCGGCTACACCCTGTCGGTCACCGGCGCGGCGAAAGGCATCATCCTGTGCGTGCGCGGCGTGCTCACCATGGACGCCTCCACGGTGATCGACCTGGACGGCAAGGGCATGAGCGGCGGCGCGGGGCAGACGTTCGGATATCGCGACGGCCTGCCCGGAGCCACGGGGCACCCCCGGATAGGCGGCGGGGGAGGCGGGGGCGCGATGAATTACGCCAACGGCGGTGCGGGCGGCGGGTTGCCGGGGATCGGGGGCGCCGGCACCTCCGCCGCGAACCGGGACGGAATGGATGGGGCGAATGCCCTGGTCGGGCCGCTGGACCAGGCCTGGCGGTTCGCGGAGAACTGGCTTCCCGGGGGAGGAGGCGGGGGTGGCGCTGCAGGAACCTGGGAGGACGGCGGTGCGGGCGGCGCAGGAGGCGGCCTGCTCGTGATCCAGGCGAACGTAATCTCCGCCGCGTCGGGCCTTTCCATCACCGCCGGCGGATCCAATGGCTCCACCGCGGCCAACGGCGGCGAGCATGGTTCCGGCGGCGGCGGGGGCGGCGCGGGCGGCACCGTCATCATCGTGGCCCACCGCATCGTGGGCCGGACCGCCGCCCAGATCGAGGCCGCCTGCTCCGTGTCGGGCGGCGCGGGCGGCACCGGGGGTTCCGGCAACTCCTCCACCGGCGGAGACGGCGGAGACGGCGCGAGCGGCTACGCCCGCTGCGTGGAGCTGTACTCCTACAACCTCTACTAGGGGGCGCACATGGTCGTGGAGTTTCTCATCGCCGCGGCAAGCGAGCCCGAGCCCTGGCGCAAGAAGGAGGGCGACGTGATCTGCGCCCGCCCGGCCGGGAGGCCCTGGGGCAAAAAGGAGCGCACGGCCGGGCTGATCGTCCGCGCCCGGGGAATCTCCCTGGAGGACGCCCTAAGCCTGGCCGGACCCTGCTACGAGGGCGGCGTCGTGTCGGCCAAGCGCCGCCACGCCATCCCCCTGGAGGAGATCCGCGCCGGGTGGCTTCCCGGCATGGACCTTTCCCGGGTGCGCGACCGGTCGGACGACTACCAGCCCCTGCTTTCCGCCGGCGTGGTGGTGGATTTTTCCGAGCCCGTGGCCGTGTGTTTTGACAAGCGCCGCGGCCGGTTCAAGTACGAGGCCAGGAGGCGGCCATGACCACCAGCCGCAAACTGCCGGACACGTACAATGTCTCCACGTACGGCGACGGGGCGGAGTACGACTACACGTCCCTCGCCGCGTGGGAGGCCGACACGGACACCGACCTGGTGGCCGCCGGGGCCGGCGAGGTCCTGGACGTGGCGGAGGGCGGGTACGACGACGGCGCCGTCGTGGCCGGGGCCGTGACGAGCTCCACGCTTTTTCGGGTGATCCGGGCCGCTCCCGGCGCGGAAAACCGGTGCCGGAAGGATGCCGGGGCGCGGTTCGTGAGCGCCGTCCGGAACCTGTTGATCCAGTGGGACGAGGCTTACGGCGGGGTGTACGACCTGGGGCTTTGCCTGGGTGCGCGAAATGATTCGTCCTGGCGGTTCCTGCTCCGGCTGAACGCCGCCCATGCCCGGGCCGCGGGGTGTTTCGCGTACGACAGCGTCAACAACGGCACCGGACAGATGTTGGGGATATACCCGCGCAACACGGCGGGGATTTCCTGCGTGGCCAACTGCCTGGCCCACAACGTGGACCGGGGGTTCTACGTGGACGATGTAGGGACCGGCAACACCGCCTATATGTACAACTGCACGGCCGCGGGTTGCACGTACGGCGTGCATGCCTACCGGGGGACGGTGGAGGCGAAGAACTGCGCCGTCGAGGGCAACGACACCAATTATTACGCAGCCGCCGGTGCCGCCATCAACAAGACCGCCTGCACGGACGGTGACGGGGTGGTCTTTGAGGACCAGGAGAGCGGCGATCTGCACCTGGCCGAGGCCGACGCCGCGGCGAGGAACCAGGGCGCGGACCTGTCCGCGGACCCGGTGTTCGCCTTTGACGACGACATCGACGGCGACACCAGAAACCCCGCGGGCTGGGACATCGGCGCGGACGAGGGGGTAATAGAGCGCGCCGCCGCGGGCGGCCTTGCCGCCGGCGACCAGGCCGCTCAACACCAGGTCGCAAACGGCCTGGCGTCGCTCACATGGAGCGGCAAACAGCCATCCATTGCATGGAGCGGCAAGCAGCCGGCCCTGGCCATTGCCGGCCGCCCGGCATAGGAGGGACGACATGAAATCCGGAGCAAAAATCGGGGGCGTGTTCACCGTCCGCTGTTGGCGGCCCAATGGCAGCCTGCGGTGGGAGGAATCGGCCCACAACCTGGTCACCAACGAGGGCCTGGATCATCTCCTGGATGTGCTGTTTCACGGCTCGACCCAGGTGTCGCCCTGGTACGTGGGGCTCAAGGGGCCTGGCGCCGCGGCCGCGGACGACACCCTGGCATCCCACGCAGGATGGGCGGAGATCGCGGATTACGCGGGCAATCGCCAGGAGTACGTGGAGGCCGCAGCCGCAAGCCAGGTTACCTCCAACGCGGCAAACCCGGCCCGCTTCGCCATGAACGCGGACTATACCGTGGCCGGGCTCTTCCTTGCGTCGGCGGCCACGGGCACATCCGGAGTTCTGCTGGCCGTGGCGGATTTTGCCGCCGTACGTACCGGCCATGCCGGGGATATCGTGGACGTCACCTACACCGTCAGCGCGGCGGATGCCGGATAGGGGGGGCACGGATGGAACGTGATATGGCCAACGCCGTGGAGGGCAGCACCTACATCATTCAGGCCGTGCTCACGGACGAGGCCGGCAACGCCGTGGACCCGGTTTCGGCCTGCTGGACGCTCAAAGACGGCGCCGGGGCCGTGGTCAACAGCCGCGAGGCGGTTGAGATCACGGGGGACGACCTGGCGAGCACGCTGGAGATCGTGCTGTCCGGGGACGACCTGGCCCGGGCGGCCGGCGACGACGGCGTGCGCGTCATCACCATCTACGGCACCTACTATTCCACCGAGCAGGCCGCCACGCTGCCGTTTCTGGACCGCGCCAGGTTCGTGGTGGAGGAGACGTCGTAAAAGGAGGAGAGGGCGTAGGGGAAATACCACAGCGCCATGCGGCTCACTCCGGTCACCGTAGGATACCGGGTGACCAGTGGAAAGTCCGTGGACGGCAAGGAGCTACTGGTCAGCAACTATTAGCCACGCTGAAAAAAACGGGGGCGCCAGGTGAATCCTGGTCCCCTTTTCTCGTTGCTTACGCCGGTCTCAAACCACGCGAAATTTGTCTCAAACCACGCGAAATGTTACATCCGTTCAGGAGGTCATGGAAGAAACGGCACTGTTTTTTATACAGGGGGCGGTTTTCGTACTTGCAGAA